TTGTCGAGCTTGACATGGCCTCTCCGCTGACGCTGGCAATGTCACCCGAGGCTCAGGTGTATCTGACCTTGACGAACACTTACAACGTCAACGTGCAGGACATGCTGAAGAAGAACTTCCCGAAGATGAAGATCGAGACGGCACCGGAATACCATACCGCCTCCGGAGAACTGGTGCAGTTGATCGCGGACGAAATGCAGGGGCAGCGCACGGCCACCACGGCGTTCACTGAGAAGCTCCGGGCGCATCCGATCAAGATCGATCTGTCCAGCTTCAAGCAGAAGCAAAGCCAGGGCACGTGGGGCACAATCATCTTCCGCCCGTTCCTCATTGCGTCCGGTATCGGCTACTAGGCCAAAATCCAACAGGAGGGCACTTCGGTGCCCCTCAGCGCGGCAATCACCGCTCCTTGAAAGGGAAACATGGCACGCGAAACAATTCTCATCGGTTGCAGGCTTCCAAACGGTTTGATTCTCCACAACCCCGATCCGACGAAACGCGATCAAACCGTAAAACTCGCAGGCACGTCCTCTGCTCCGACTGAAGGCGGCTTGTACCTTCCTCCGAAGATATTTGCAACGACTGAAGTGGATGCGGAGTTCTGGGCGGCATGGAAGGCGGCATACGTTGGATTTCCGCCGCTCAAGACCCGCGCAGTGTTTGAAGCAAAGTCGGAGCAGGAAGCCTCAGCCAAAGCCAAGGAACTCAAGAATGAAAAGACCGGCTTCGAGCAGATGGCAAAGACGGCTGGCGGCGTCAAGCCTGATTCGGTGAGGGAATAAATGGGCGTGGCCGTATTCAACTCGGCGATGTTCCTTGGGCGCTACCCTGAATTTACGGCTGCGTACAATGCAAATCCGACGCTGTTCGCTTCGATGTTCGCAGAATCTGGTCTGTACCTGAACAACACAGATTGCAGTGTTGTTCAGGATGTGAATCTTCGCGGCGTGCTGCTGAACATGATTACCGCGCATATTGCGTTTCTGGGAGGGATACTGACAGCAGACGGGCAGCCAAGGCCTGTAGGTCGCGTCAGCGCGGCCAATGAAGGGGCAGTGGGCGCTACCTTCGACTTTACGCCAGCGACGCCTGGAAGCGGCGCATGGTTCGCGCAAAGCCAGTATGGAGCGGCGTTCTGGCAAGCTACGACCTGTTATCGGGGAATGAAGTATTTTGCAAACCCGACGCGGGTGGAAGGGTTCACGGGGAACGGAATGGGAACGAATTGGCTCCCTCGTCCGGTATGACGGTCACGCTCTCGATTGACGCTTCCGAGTTGGAGCGCGATCTGGAGCGAATCGAGAATGAAGAGTTGGAGTTGCCGACAGTTTCAGCGGTCAAGTTTTCTTGCGATGGGGTTTTCGAGGAACAGGTGCCGATTTGGCTACCAGAGCAATAAAGATGTCCGATGCGGTGACAGCCAAGCTCCTCGACTTGGCAAAGCAGGCGCATGGAACCGTTCAAGTGGGGTTCATCGACAGTGACCAGGCTCCTATTGCGTTCTGGAACGAGTTTGGGCATAAGGGACCATTCCCCGCGCCTCCTCGTCCTTTCTTTCGCACGATGGTATCGAATGAGTCCGGCAAATGGCCTCAGATGATGGCTGGTGAGTTGAAGCGTTCCAAGATGGACGGGCATCGGACTCTGGCGTTCATGGGCGAAGAGATTGAAGGCGCACTCAAGCAGAGCATCATCGATCTGGTTGCTCCGCCGCTCTCTAAAACGACGCTTCGCTTGCGCCTCAAGTTTGGCAACAATCCACAGAACATTCGCGCCCGTGATGTGGTGCAGGCTCAGAGAGACGTTGCGGCAGGTGAGCCGGTTGCATCAGGAACGCAGGCAAAGCCGCTGATCTGGACAGCAGATATGCTCAACAGCACGTCTTACAAGGTGATTGACTGATGGATTTACGCGGGATTGCCAATGGCGACGTGATGGTACTCAACAGCGCAAGCGGAGAGTATGAGGCGGGAAAATGACCATCGCTCAAACTTTACATTTCGGCATGTGTCAAGGGGGATATTAATGGACCTGAGAGGCGTGGCGAACGCCGTCACGGACACGGTGAACCCCAATATCTCTGTGACCGTGCAAGCCTCGACGGGCTATACCATCGGTTCCGGCCTCAAGCAGGTTCCGAGCTACGCCGCTCCGGTTACCGGATTCGCGCAAGTCCAAGCTCTCACCGCTGCCGATCTTCGCCACCTCGATGGCCTAAATATCCAAGGTGCTACCAAGTCAATCATCCTACGCGGCGAATTGAACGCCATTGTGCGCGTCAACTCGCAGGGCGGAGACATTGTGATTATTGGAACGCAGACGTGGCTTACCGTGGCCGTACTAGAGCAATGGCCTCTGTGGTCACGCTGCGCAATTCAGCTACAGGATGTGAACTGATGAGCGCCCCGATTCAATACGTGTCCTCAATTGCGTTGGACTCCGTGTTTGATGCGCTCGGTGCGTTCATACAGCCATTCGTGGGGACTGCGGAAGTTGTACGCGCTCAGGTGAACCGGGTTGCAATGCCGGTTGGGAGCTTTGTCGAGTTGACTGAGATTTCATCTGTTGATCTTGAAGTTCCTCGCTCCACATACGACGGCGTGAACTTTCAGAGTGACATTATCGGACCTAAGCGCATAATGATTCAAGCTGACTTTTACGGCGCATCGGCTGGCGATTGGTGTGCGGCAATCAAGACGGTTTGGCGTACATCTTACGCAACGGCACAATTTCCCGTAGGTATTGCTCCGCTTTACTGTGACGATGGACGCGAAGTTCCGCTGGTCACGGGTGAGGAGCAGTATGAACGCAGGTGGGAACTCACGATGAATTTGCAGTATAATCCGATTGTGGTTGTTCCGTTACAGTCGGCAGATACTTTGGAAATGAACACCATCAAAGGTGCAGACGTTTAAGGAGAATTTATGACGATTCCGGCGAGTGTTATCGCAAATGTAATTCCAGGCGTCCTCAGTCCCGGTGGCGCGGGCCTAGTGATGAACGGCCTTGTGCTGACAGAGAACGTACTTATGCCAACCGGCACGGTTTTGAGCTTTGCCAGCGCACAATCTGTCTCTGACTTCTTCGGTCCGTCATCCGCAGAGTATGCCTATGCGTCTATCTATTTCGCGGGCATGGTGAATGGTACGCAGCTTCCATCGGCGCTTCTGTTCGCTTCCTATAACGGGGCCTCGGCTCGTGCTGCAACATTGACATCGGGTAGCTTCGCTCACTACAGTCTTGCCGAAATGCAGGCTATCACGGGTGTACTTACCTTGACCGTAAACGGTACAGCGATTACATCGTCCTCGATTAGCTTAACGGGTGTGGCAAGTCAAAGTCTGATGGCGGCGGCAATACAAGCAGCTTTCACCACGCCTAATTTTGCGGTCTCCTGGAGTTCAGTGTCGAGCCAATTCGTTTTCACCAGCAATTCCACTGGACTCCTTTCTACAATCACTTTCGGGACCGGAACGATTGCCGACGATCTTCTGACCACAGCAGCAGCGGGCGCGGTTCTTTCGCAGGGTGCCGATGTTGATACTCCATCCGTTGCCATGACAAGGGTGTGGGGACTTTCGCAGAACTGGGCTACGATGGTGACTTTATTTGAGCCGGACCTTGCTGACAAGAAACTGTTTGCTGCGTGGTTCAGTGAGCAGGATGATGAGGTTCTTTGGGCGTGTTGGGACTCCGACTCGAATGCAAGTGTAAGTGGTGGTGCTGGAACCTTTGGTGTTTGGGCCAAAGCAAATCATGTCAATGGCGTGATGTGCGTCGGTGGTGATCCAGCGATTGGTTCGCTTGCCCCCCTGGTGCTTAATGTTGCAGCCTTTGTTGGAGGCATGATTGCATCCATCAATTTCTCGCAAACCAATGGACGCATCACGCTGGCTGGGAAGTCTGCGCAATCTGCTGCTGTTCTCCCGACGTGCGCAAATCTCCAGACGTATCAGAACCTTTTGGCGAATGGGTACAGTTGCTACGGGGCATTTGCATCGCGCAACGCGGGTTTCACGTTCTTCTCAAATGGCAATATGCCGGGGAGCTTCCCGTGGGCTGACCAGTACATCGATCAAATTTGGTTGAGCGCACAGCTTCAGCTTGCTTTGCTCAACCTGTACACGACGATCAACGACATTCCCTATGACCCGACCGGATACGGACTCATTCGTGCCGCGCTGGTGGGGCAGGCAACCGCGAATGGAGGGGTCACTTACGACGGCCCAATCAACAACGCGCTCAACAATGGCGTCATTCAGACGGGCGTGAGCCTTTCTTCGGCGCAGGCGGCAGAGGTCAACAACGCTGCCGGTGCAAGCGTGGCCGGAACAATTCAGTCCAATGGCTACTACTTGCAGATTCTTGATCCGGGGGCGGCTGCGAGGAACGCAAGGCAAACTCCAATCATCAATCTGTGGTATGCAGACGGCGGCGCGGTCCAGCAATTTAGTATGTCGAGTGTGGACATTCTGTAAATCTGTTTTCAAGGGGTGAAGTATGGGCGGATTCCTAAATTCTCTGACAGGCGGAGCGAGTACAATCACTTCCGCAAATTCTGTATTCACTATCACCGTGGCGGGCCTGTTTCCTACGCCTGTGCAGTTGCAGGGATACTCGGCTGACAAGGCATGGGACACCGCCGCTGTTGTCGTCACCGAGACGCAGATTGGCGTGGATGGGCGCAAGACGGCGGGCTTGGTATTCAACGCCATCAAGCAGACCATATCCTTTCAAGCCGACTCCCCCAGCGTGAAATACTTCGAGGCTATCTATGCCGCTCAGCTTGCAATGCGTGACGTGCTGTATCTAAGCGCCGTCATTCTGTTGCCCGCAACCGGCGAAGCCTACGTTTGCAATAAGGGAACACTGGAGGATTACAACGCTGTTCCGTCAGCCGGGAAGGTACTCACCCCCCGCGAGTTCTCTATCAATTGGGGTTCTATTATCCCGTCCATCGTGTAAGTGAGGTAAGGAGATCATGCGCAAAACATCGACGTACACGGTAGACTCGGAGGGCAGAGACAAGGGAAAATCTTTTCTGCTCACTGAAATGCCAGCGACGAAAGCTGAGGATTGGGCAATCCGCGTGATGCTTGCTCTTGGAGCGGCTAACGTGGAGATTCCCGACGGAGCTTTAGAGTTAGGCATGGCGGCGCTTGCAGAAATCGGTCTCAAGAAACTGTTCGCCATTTCCCCTACTGCAATCAGGCCGCTACTCGCCGAATTGATGGAGTGCGTTGAGTTTGTTCCGAATCTCCAGAAGCCGCAGGTCAAGGTAGGATATCCGCTTTTTGAGAGTCAAGTCGAGGAAGTAAAAACACTGCTCACACTCAAGTGGGAGGTCCTGAAACTTCACCTGGATTTTTCTCTTGCCGCCAGCCTCTCGGAATCGCTCGGCACCACGCTGGGGGCGCTAAAGCACAAGCCGGGTACGCGAATGTCCCCAAGATCATCGGGGTCATAGTTGGGCGGAGATTGGCGACGCTACATGAATTGCAAACGATCTACGGAATTGAAGATGCTCATAATCTTCTTGAGATTTGCGCCGTAGATTCAGCGAACGAGAGGGAATAGGCCATGCCCACAGTTATTGACAGTTTGATCGTAACTTTGGGCCTTGATAGCAAGGATGTAGATGCGAAGGCTCCTGGCGTTCGCCAGAAACTTAAAGACCTAGAAAAAAGTGGAGACTCGGCTAGTAAGGGGATTGGCGGAGTATCCAAAGCGGCTAAAGGCACAGGGGAGGAACTTACCTCTCTTGCCGGGAAGATGGCCGCGTTCCTTGCGTTGATTGGCGGAACTGTTGCATTGCGCCAGTTCACGATGCAAGCGATTGCAACAAACACACAGCTTGGTTTTCTCTCGAAAAATCTAAACATCCCCGTGCAGGCATTGTCAGCGTGGGGAATCGCCTCTACGATGGTGGGCGGGTCTGCACAAGAGATGCAGGGATACATTGCTCATCTGGCAACCGAAAGCCTGAATCTTTCAAATGGCCTTGGTTCTTCGCTCATTCCAATCTTAGGGAAGATGGGCGTTGCCATGATCGACAGCAAGGGTAAAGCTCGGTCTGCCCTTGATGAACTTCAAGACATGGCGAAGTGGGCGCAGGGAAAGAACCGCGAACAGGTGTTTGCATGGTTCCAACAGGCCGGTATGCCTACTGGAGTTGCCAATCTTCTTTTCGAGAACCCCCGTCAATTTGCGGCAATGTTAGAACAGGCACGTAAGCTGTCTCCGACAAATCAGAATGTTTCCAGTGCCGCGCAGATGACTATGCAGCTTGCGCTTCTCCATGCGCAGTTCAATAAGCTGGGGTACGAACTCCTCGAAACCGTAACGCCTATTTTAGAGAAGTTCTTTGCGTTGCTGGAGGGTGGGCTGAACTGGTGCCTTGCCCATCAAACCGCAGTTGCGGCGTTCATGGCGGCGCTGGCAGCCGGAATTGGGGCAGTGAGTGTGGCAATGGGGGTGTTATTTCTTTCCACGATTGAAATCTCAGGCCCAATCCTGCTCGTTGTAGCGGCCATAGCAGCCCTCGCAGCGGCTTTTACAGGCCTTACCTTGGATTATTCGTCATGGAGCCATGGCGGGGCCAGCCTGTTCGATTGGAGTCAGTTTGAGAGCAACATCCGCAAGGCCGGAGACGCTTTCAAGTGGCTTGGAGATCAGATTGAGGCGGCAACAGACCGTTTTGAGAACTGGCTACGCTCTCAGGGAGTCAATGTTCCTGAAGGTGCGGTAAAGAAAGCACTAACGTGGGCGTGGAACAATCTAACGCTTCCGGGAGAGCTGGGGGTGAAGGTCAATGGAGTATCTGACGAGACTCGCGCACGTGGACAGAAGATTGCCAATGCTGAGGGGTTCTATGCGAAGGGCGAAAGTCCGAACATCCCCCAACAGGCCCATAACCCCGGAGATATTGAGTACGGGAAGTTCGCCGTTGACCATGGCGCAACAGGATATGTGACCGCACAGGGCGGAAAGAAGATTGCAGTATTCCCGGATGAAGGCATGGGATGGAGCGCGATGTACGCGCTTCTACAGAGCAAGTCTTATGCCGGATTGAATGATGCGCAGATGTTAAGTAAATGGCAGACGGGGAAAGTATCAGGAGACGCGAATCCCAGCCCGGTTATCGGGATTCCTTCAGCATCTTCGACGCTTCGCGGCCCTTTCCCCGCATCAGGATCGTCAGTTTCTTCGGTTGATAGGAGCGTAACAAACCATTTTGGACATATCGACATCCACACCAAGGCGACGGACGCTCAGAGTATCTGGAAGGATATGAGCCGGAATATGGATTGGCTGACAGTGAGTCCGGCCAATTCGGGGTCACTGTGATGCCACTTATACCTTATCCAGATGTCCCAAATTATCCCGGTGTGCCGTCCATTCCGCGTACATCGGCGGGAAGTCCATCGATCAACATAAGCATGGCACCTACGCAGCCTTTAATTATTGCATCCCAAGAATTGATATGGGGGATATTTTCAGCCGTAGATGGCTCTGCATTCTTCACTCCGTCAGTAGATGGAACGCTTTCAACTTATTCCTTTGATTACTCTCGACAGAGTACCGTTTCTACATTCCCGGTTGAGACTGGTTCGTTCGTGAGTTATGACAAGATTTGGACCCCGGCGAACCCTGTTGTGACTCTAGCGTTCAGTGGTAGCGATTCTGACAAGACTGCCCTTCTCAATGCGCTTGAAACTGCTTGTCTCGGAACGTCTCTCTGGATTGTAATTACTCCAGATGCCGAGTACGATGGATACACTATCGCACGGTACTCATACCGGAGAATGTCGAACAAGGGAGCGACAATGCTCCTGATCGACGTGATGCTGGAAGAGGTAAAGCAGGTCACTCTATCGTATGCAAACACGCCTGGAAGTGTAGCTCCGGTCCCATCGTCCGCGACTCCCGGAAAGAAGAATGTGACACCAACGCCGCAATCACCATCCGCTGTGCCCGCAACAAGCAGTGGGCAGATGCAACCCTCCACTCCATCGTCAGGAACGCTTCAGAAGGCGTCCACGTGGATTCAACGAACCTTGGGCATAAAGCCCCAGAGTGATTGATGCAGCAGATAAATCTCCAATCCGTGCCGTCTCAGCAACTCCAAGCAGTATTGGACGGGCAGAACTGCGTCATCTCGATTTACGTCAAGAATCAGTGTATGTTTTTTGATCTTTCAGTTGGCGGGACGCAGATAGCTTATGCCGTGCAGTGCAAGAATCTGGTATCGCTTGTTCCTACCGCGTACCTTGGGTTCGCCGGATGGTTGCTATTCTTCGATACGCAAGGAACAAGCGACCCTATCTACACTGGGCTGGGGACACGCTGGGTACTGCTTTATCTCGATTCCGCAGACGAGGTGACTTATGGGATCACCTAGTTCCTCTTTTGCGAACCAGAAGCAGTTGCAGGTCACTATCACGCTTGGCGGCGCAAATACGTTCTCTTCAGGGAAAAACTCTCTGACCATTCTTGGACTCAGGGCAAGCGTGAACATCGACATGGGCGGCGGCTACATGGGCGGAACACTCCGCGCTCGGATATTTGGACTGAGCCAGAGCGATATGAACGCTATGACCTATCTTGCGTGGATGCCGCAACCCCAATTAGGTCCGCCGAATAAAATCACCGTGAACGCTATCGACGGGGAGCAATCCACGCTGGTATTTACGGGATTGATCGTGCAGGCATTTGGGAATTATCAGGCGATGCCAGAAGTGTTTATCGACATTCAGGCAACCGCGACTCAGGCCGCGCAACTTCTTCCGGTTTCACCGCTCAGTATTGCAAGCAATACCACAGTCGCTACAGTGATGGGACAGTTGGCGAAACAAATGGGGTTTGCGTTTGAGAATAACGGTGTGAACGTGACTATCCCCAAGGGAACATATCAGGGGAACACTGCTTTCTTTCAGGCTCAGAGTTTGATGAAGGCGTACAATTTCGAGATATACATCGACAAGGGAGTTCTGGCAATCTGCCCTCGCGGAACAGCGCGGATCACTCCTCTCGTTCCTTTAATATCGCCTGAAACTGGATTGATTGGGTATCCGTATTTCAACATGATGGGCCTGGTTTTCGATACCATTTTCAACCCCAATATCTTGTTTGGAGGAACAGTACAAATACAATCTACGGTGACACCTGCGAACGGAGCATGGCAGGTAATCAACATCTCGCATACACTTGAATGCGTCATACCGGGAGGCCGTTGGCAGTCCACAGTGAACTGCAATAAAACAGGCGTTGCGGGGGCTGCGGCATGAGTTCATTCAATCCTCTTGGGATGTTGCGGCCCTCAAGCCTATGGGGAGTCTATAACAATCTCCGTTTTGTCGTAGAACAAGCTCTCGCAAACGTACAGACGGCGACAATCGTCAAGGTGATTGCTTGCTCAAATGATGGTGGTCTCTCCCAAGTCGGAACAGTCGATGTACAGATTCTGGCGAATCAGGTAAGCATCGGCGCGGGCGGGCAGATGGTAGGCACTCCGCACTTGACGATGTACGGGCTTCCATACCTGCGAGTTCAAGGTGGGGCTAACGCAATCATCATTGATCCGCAGCCGGGAGATATTGGGATCGCGGTATTTGCCAGCCGAGACATCACGAACGTCAAAAGCACGAAAGCGCAGGCGAACCCCGGCAGTTTCAGGACGCATGATTTCTCGGATGGGATGTATATTGGCGGGTTGCTCAACGGAGTTCCAACTCAGTATATTAAGTTCTCAGATACAGGAATCGAGATTGTTTCCCCTAACAATCTGAGAATGACGGTTGGTAGTGCCTCGGTTGAGATTATGGAATCAGGAGAGGTTTCAATCACTGCCCCGACGTTGACTGCAAACATCGCCGGGGCTGCCAATATAACGGCAACTGGTGTGGTCACCATCACCGGCGCTGACGTGAGCATAGCGCCTCTCAATGGAGGTACTTTCTAATGCCATCTCCATACAAACTTTTGCAAGGAACACGTGCGAATCTGGCGTTGCTTTCCTCGGTTGGCAAGGTCGGTATTCTGGCGTACACCACGGACACAAATGAGGTTTTCGTAGGCACGGGGAGCGGCACTGGAATCGGCACGGGATGGAAGCCAATCGGTAGCACGTTATCAGTTGCAAACGTGGCACTGGCTCCCACTGCGGGAGGGAAGTTCACCGTGGCGCATGGCCTCTCTGTTGCTCCGCTGGCCGTATCTGTGCAGATGGCTACGACAGGGACCAGCACTACAGATGATCGAATATGGCTGCAATCGCCAACAGGGTTTGATGCAACGGACATTTATCTTGTGGCATCCAACGGCGGAATTATCGGAACGGCAATCTGCTTTTACCTCAGTGGGGTGTGATTGTGTGTAGGAAAGGATAGAGGCATAATAGCTTTATGGGTTCGCCAGCCAATACGCTGCTTTTGGACATCAAAGCCTGGGATTTGGTCCTAGACTCTAACGGGTCGATTGCGCTTGCTGCGCCTCCTTACGCGGTTGCGCAGGACGTGGCGAGTGCGATACGGCTGTTTTTGGGAGAGCTTTGGTACGACACTTCTCAAGGCATGGCCTATTGGCAGCAACTTTTAGGCCAGAATCCCACGTCATCACAGGTCACAACGGCATTGAATAACGCGGCATTGAGCGTTCCTGGAGTGGCTACAGTCAACACAATCATCACTTCAATTGCAGGTCGTGAGGTCAGCGGCCAGGTGCAGTTCACAACCACGGACGGAACTAGCGTTACGGTGAATATCTGATGAGCACAAGCGTACCGCCGATAATATGGACGCCAGAGGGTGTCGTTCTACCGACTGATGCGGCGATCCTTGCCGGTGAGCAGTCAGACATCAATAATGCTTTTGGCGGGGGCGTAAATCCTTCGCTCTCCACGCCTCAAGGACAGATTGCCTCTAGCAACTCTGCAATCATCTCAGACAAGAACAGCGCCATAGCCTACGTTGTAAACCAGATCGATCCGCAATACGCTGAGGGGCGATTTCAGGACGCAATAGGACGCTTTTACTTTATGACGCGCAATGCGGCTTCTTCCACGGTTGTGATTGCGACCATCGGGGGAATTCCGGGCAGCTATATCCCGGCTGGCGTTCTCGCTCTTGACACTTCTCAGAACGTCTATCAACTTCTTGGCTCTGTGAACATCGGGATGGACGGAACAGTTCCGGCAGAGTTCGCTAATGTCGCAATTCCTTGCCCCGTAGGCGCGCTTACGCAGCTATACCAGACAGTTCCGGGCTGGGATACGGTAACAAACGCCTCAGCGGGGATTCTAGGCTCAGACGTGGAAAGCTCTCAGGCTTTCGAGTTGCGCCGGCAGAACTCAGTGGCACTCAACAGCCATGGGACGACAGATGCCATTTTCGCCAACGTCTATGCCGTCGCGGGCGTTCTCGACTGCTATGTGATTGACAACCCTTCAGGGAACACGGTGGACTATGGATCGACAAATTACCCCCTTGCTCCGCACTCGATTTATGTTGCGGTCGTTGGCGGCTCGACCAGCGCAATCGCACAAGCAATCTGGAAC